GCATGACCGCCGGTATGGTGACTCAGGCTGGTCTTTCTGGCGCGGGTGAAGTCACTGGGCGTGCGATTGACGAAGCTGGCGGTGACACCGACAAAGTTGATCTTGGCCGAGTTGTTCCCGCTGTCATTGCTCATAGCGTGGCAGACTACTTTGTCAACAAGATTGGTCTTGACTCACTGAAAATTGGTGCGAAGAGCACAAACAACCTTGCGCTTGATGTCGCTAAACAGATTGCTGTAACAGGTGCGAAGCAAACTCCCGGCGAGTTGATTCAAACTATGGCCGAGCGCTATGGTGCAAAGCTGTCACTGTCCGATGCAGAAGCGCTCAAGGAATATGTAGATACCACTGCCGCTTCGTTTGGTATGGCTGTTGCCCCCGGTGGTGTGGGCGGTGCCCGGACTAATTTGGCGCAGAAATTTGCCACCGCAGCCAAGCAGGAAACCACTCCAGAAGATCAGCTTCGCAGGCAGTCCACCAGCGCTGCGAATCAGACCCAAGCGCCTCCACCTCCATTGAGCGCTGATCTGATTGCCGGATTGACTCCCGCCGCTGGTGATGCCGGGGCGCTGGCGAAACTTTCTGATGACACTCTCGCTGCCCAGACTGAGCTACAAAAAACAGAGGCAGGCAAATTAAAGACCGCTGAAGACTTGTTCGCCAAAGCCGATGCAGGGGGGAGGATCAAACGCGACGATATCCACGCTGTTGGCAAAGTAGTTGGCATTGATTCGTTCCCAAAAACGGTAAAGACCAACAAAGACAAAATTGAATTCATCCGCCAACACATCGCGGGGCAAGGAGCACCCAGTGCCGCAACTACAGCAACTGACCAATCCGCAGTTGGAACAAGCACTAGCGTGGCTGGACAACCCAGTGCAGACGCCACCGCCGCTGGAACTAAACCCAGTGGAGTGGTACCTACTGGAGCAGCTACTCAACCAGCTACAACTGGAGCAGCGGTACAACCCGGTGCAGTAGACACCACTACAGTAACAACGCCAAAGTCCATCACTGATCTCAGCCCTGAGTTGCAGGCGATGGTCGCTGAGCGTAGAGATGCGATTGCCCAGATCGAGATGGACGGTGGCGACGCATCCAAGAAAAAAGAACAGCTGAATAAGTTTTTGGCCAAGCAAGGCATCACTGGAACGCTGCCCGCACGCAAGAGCATTGAGAAAGATTTCTTGGATGAGGGAGAAGTCCCTTACGCTGTGCCCGGTGAAGAAAAGACTGACCAAGAACTGGAAGCTGAGCGCGTAGCGGCGTACAACGAGTCGCTGGGCGAGACTGCGGCCAACTACGAAATTAGCGATGAGGACAAGCGCCTCTACAACGAGACTCGTGATGAAGTAAATACGGAAGCTGAAACGGCCAATGAGCGCCGCAAAGAGCTGAGCACTGAACTTGAAGCCGCCATCGCTGCGTACGATGCGGCTGCTGAAAACGATGAGGACGCTGCGCTCAAGCGCGTCTATGCCGCTGAGGACGCCTTGCAGAGTCACGGCCCCGTGCAGCGCTTGCTGCCCGAATATGAGAAGAAGTTTGCTGCTGACTACAAGGACGTTTACTTCGGGAACATTACCCAGACCAGTAAAAAACTTGGTGGTAGCGGCAAAGCTGAGCATCGTAAAGCCGCCAAAGCGCTGCAAGCGTACATGGGCAAAACAGGCGGGCGTGATAAAGAGCAGATGACTGCCCAAGAGCGCCGCATTGTCAATTCGTATGAAGAAAACCGCGCTGAGTACAGCAAAATTTTTGGCGTCAAATTTCCGCGCTGGGCAGACCTGACCGATGACCAGAAGCAAGTCTACCTTGGCCAGATCACCAACAATGCTGGCCAACAACAGACGATGGGTTTTGCTAAGCTTGGTGTTAAGCTCGTTGAAGATAGTCGTCAGCTAAGCGAAGGCGAGAAGCGCGAAAAGCAAAACGTCATTGACCGTCAGGCAGAAGTACGTCAGAAGTCGGAAGCTCAGCAAGAACGCGATCGCAAGACCCGCGAGAACTACGAGCGCAACAAGCCTTCAAACTCATCCCTGCCCAACGCGGTTGTGCAGATGGTCGTAAACAACGATCTGCAAGGGGTACTGAAGTACCTGAGCGAAGTCAAGACAACCGCGCTGACATCGCCGTACAAGAGGATTCTGAAGGCTGTGGCCAAGTCGTTGTACGACATGAAGCTCAACACCAAGATCAAGGTTGTCGAGTCTTCAGTGATTGAGGGCGACTTGGCGCGCTACGACCCTGTGTCAGATACGATCCTTGTAACCCGTGAAGGCCTGAGCTCCAACACGCTCATCCACGAGGTAGTACACGCCGGTACGGTCAAGGTCATCAACGAGTATCTTTACGGTAATCGCAAGTCTTTGTCTATGGGACAGCTCAACGCTATTCGGCAGCTTGAGCGCATCATGAATGCAACGAAGGCGTCTTTAGAGGCTGACCACCCAGAGGCGTACAAGAACCTGTTTGAGTTCGTATCCTATGCACTGACCAGCGACCAGCTGCAACAAGACCTGCACGATGAGTCTGTTACGGACGCTGGCACAACTCGCTTGCTTGAAAGCGTTTATGGCAAGGCCGACACAGAAGCTGTTGGTAAAAATCTGCCTGAGAACAAATCTCAGTGGTCGGCATTTAAGCTGTCCATTGCCCGTATTCTCAAGGTTAGGGACGACTACCTGACCAAAGGCAAGCTGGACAAGAACGCCAACACCAACTACGTGATGGAGGTTGCAGCAGCGTTTGAAGACATCCTCGTCAAGCCAACTGAGCCTGTGTTTCTACCAGCCCTGCCTGCCACAGCACCCAAGGCAACAAAAGGTAAGAAGGGTGCTGCGCCACCCAAGCAGCCGCTGCCTATGCACAAGGCTGAGCTCGGCGCGGATAACACCGAGTACCACCTACCCAAAGAAGACGCTCCCCTGACTATTCGGGATAAGCTTGCACGCATGAAAGGTAACGTCAACACTTGGCGTAACGCAGCGCGTATCTTCCAAGACGATCGTTATCGCATCAAGGCCCATGATCGTGTTTTGGACATGTCTGAAAAACTCATTCGTGAGGGCAAGGACAAGATGAACAACGTCTACGAGCAGATCGTGCTGGCCGTAGGTGATGCAAAGAACTTCTTCAGTGTGTATGTAAGCCAGCCTGCTCGTGAACTGGACTCAGCCGTTAAAGCGTTTGCTGATGGTGCTGGCTACGCAACGAAGCGTGCGCTTGAAGAGCTGCACAAAATCCTTGAGGCAACTCATGAGCCTGAGCGCCGCACGGTCAAGTACCTGTTGTCTGTCCCGCTCAGCATCAAAGAAGACCTTACGCACAACGGCAAGAAGATCAGTGCTGCCAAGCGCCGTGAAGACATCAAGAAGCTGTTGGATAACAATGTGCTGAGCCAAGCGCAAGCTAAACAGCTGCGCGAGGAACTGGACAGCATCGTCTTTGAGAAAGATGCAAACGGCCAGATAGTTCTTGACCAAGACGGCAATCCAAAGCCAAACATGAAGTACGTGGACCCTGCTGGGTCTTCCCCTGTGTCAGCCAATTCAAAGGCAAAGGGTATCAAGCGTGGCATCAACTACGCTTCTGAAGAGTACAACGCGACTGGTATGAATCTTCAAGACGGTAAGAAGATTCGTGATGAGCTGAAGAACCATCCGCAAGCTGCTGAAATCCAGCAGGTCATTGACTCTATGCAGCAACTGCACACTGCGACCACTGAGATGAACAAGCTGGCCAACTACTGGTCTCAGCCTGTCAGTAATCGCGTGGCGTTCTATGGCTTTGAAAACTACATCCCGCTTAAAGGCAACCCCAAGCACGCGGAAGTAGACGATGACATCGACTTTGATAGCCGCAAAAACGGACGCGAACTGCAAGACAGCGCAGGTGCTATGGGTGGCCGTGTCAGCGTTTCCAAGAACCCCATCTTGCAGACAATGACCGATGCAACTCGCGCCTCACTGCGTGCGGGTCGGCGTAATCTGACTCAGGCAATCAAGAACGCTATTACCAACAAAGATGCCAACGGTAATACAACCCTCAAAGGCTACATCAAGAAGACGATCAAGTTTGAAGAACGCGATACTGTTGACCTGTCGGACTTAAAGGGTGAGACCACGATCTTTCACTACAACGAGGACGGTAGCATTGACGTTCTGGTGGTGGCTGATCAGAACCTACGTGACTCGATTCGTCGTACGTACAAGCAGATCAATCCTCTAGTAGAGTTTTCAAACAAGTGGACAAGTCGTATCGGGCAGATGCACACCCGGTACAACTACAACTTTGCGCCGCTGAACTTTGTACGCGACGTGTTGACCAACGCTTGGAACATTGGTGCTAGCGAGATGGGTCCAGTTGAGGCTGCGCGTTACCTGAAGAACGTAGCGTTCTTGACTGCAAACGGCGGCATGTACAAGGCAATGCAAGTTGCAATCTTGTTCCCCAAAGGCGACACCCAGTCGTTGCGGGCACTAGAAACTCTATCTAAAAAAGACCCCTACATCCGTGACATGGTTGAGTACATCCGTGCTGGTGGTATGGTGTCCCACTTGAATGGCATGTCTTTGCAGTCAAACTTTGAAGAACTGCACAAGAAGGTTGGGCGCTCTGGTGTCCTGACAAAAGTCGAAGACTTCAACCAATTTGTTGATGTGTGGACCAACATGTTTGAATTGGCCAGCCGTGCCTCTGCGTACACTGTGGCCAAGAATAATTTTATGCGTGACGGTATGTCAGAGGCTGAGGCTCGCACCAAAGCCACTGTGTTTACTAAGAACCTCGCTAACTTTGAGCAAGTGGGTGAGTGGGGCAAGTACATGGGTGCGCTCTACATGTTCTTCCGTCCCGCTGCGACTGGCGCTGTGCGTGCGATCGAGGCCGTGGCCCCCGCGTTTATCTCGGATGAGAAGGCTACTAGCCGACTGCCCCCAGAGATTGCATCTGACCCTGCGGCCAAGAAAAAGTACCTTGAGACTTTTGATAAGCAGCGCTCCAATGCGCGTCTTATGTCTTTCTCGTTATTTAGTCTTGGTGCGCTGGCGTACACGCTGGCCTACATGACTGCTGACGATGATGAGCTAGAACGCAATGCTGTGGCAACAGATAACATGGAGCAGTGGACTCGCTTCGCACGCTTCCACGTGCCTCGCGGCATCAGTGAAGCAATGGGCCTTAAAGACCCCCTGATCTTCCAAGTGCCTTGGGGCTTTGGTCTGGGCGCGTTTGCTGCGGCAGGTGCTCAACTTGCTGGTGTCGCTGGCGGTAGTCACAAGATCACCGATGCGCTCTCAAACATTACTACGTCCATCATGCTGGACTCGTTTGTGCCAATCCCTGTCTCGCGTATTAACCCGATCGAAAGCCCAGACAAATGGCTTTTGGATTCGATCGCGCCTAGCTTCTTCCGCCCAATGCTTGAGTTTGTTATGAACACAAACGGGTTGGGCCGTGAGATTAACAGCACAGCGCAGCGCCGTTTAGGCGATGCTTATACAGGCGGTGACCACATTCCAGAGATGTGGAAAGACGCTTCCCGTTATATGCACAACGCCACCGATGGTTTCATTGACGTGAGTCCGAACTCGCTCTACTTCATGTCTAACAGCTACGTCGATGGTATCGGTCGTATTGCTGAAAGCATGTATGGCATTACTGATTTGGCGCAAGATCGCAAAGACTTCAACCTGAAAACTGATTTGCCTTTGTTTGGTTCGTTCTTTGGTTCACGCTCCAGCGTCGATGCTCGTGAGTTTGCTCGTGTGGAGAAAGAAATCAAACACATGGAAAAAACCATCAACTCCTTCAAGACTGACCCGGTAAGATACGCTGAGTACACCGCTAAGTATCCAATGGAAGAAGCTGCTGTTGATACCTACAACAAGATGGTCAATCAGCAGTTAAACCCACTACGTGCAGAAGACAAGGCTATTCGTCTAAATCGAGACTTCTCACCGATGATACGCAAGCAGCTGCTTGAAACCAATAAGTATCAAGCGGACTTGGTCAAGCGGCAGATGATTGAGATTTTTAAGGCCTACGACATCAAGCCTTAACGAACGCGCCAAGCGCGGACTCCGATGTGCTTGTCCTTGTGTGTGACGTAGCACTTGACTCGGATGCCCTCACGCTTGGCCCCGTTCTCCATAGCAACAATCATTTCTGCAAAGCAAAGGGTGGGGACAAAAAAACTGTCCCCTACCTCCATGCCGGGAAATGGGAAAATCCACTCCGGTTCCTTAACCAGCTTCGGTGTCATCAAAGAAGGTTTCAGGCAGTGTGGTCTTGAACCAGTACAGGTACGCTGGGTCAACGTGGATAGCTGACTTCCAGCCGGTTGTCAGACGGCCCTTCTTGTCATCGACGAGGATGTTCTTAGCCCTCATCTCAAACTCAAACTCGCGGGTGCTGATCTGGCGCTCTGCCAAATACTTCTTGAACTCGGACTTGGAGATTTGCAAGAGATTGTCTTCACTGACGATGCGGCCTACGATCTGGCCACGTGGCTCCATCGTTACCTTCCCGTCCTTGAGCACCAGCATGTTGCCCATGTTCTTGTTCACGAAGTCGCCCAGCAGTGACGGGTAGTCGGTGCGGTTGACCTTGACCACGTTGTCCCGAATCTCAATCATGGAACGCACAACCTCGTGGTAGATGCGGCTCATGTCGTACTTGAGGATGTCGTGCTCGGTGGCGATCGACCCAGCGGCGCAGCAAGTGGAAGTCAGGTTCTGGTAGAAGCGGTAGGTCGAGTCGTCCCCAAAGTCTTTGATGAATCTATCGTCCCATGCTGCGATGTTGTCCAGTACGTAGTTGTCACCCCCAGCCATAATTTTCTTGATGAACATGGGGCCAGCGTGTCCATAGTTGAAGTTGAACGCGTCGAAGATGTGGCGACCAAGGCGGCTGTCACCGTCAATCAGCGCTGGCTTGCGCACCAGCAGTTCAATCAGTCGAGCAGCTTCACCGTCAGGGTTGGCCTTGATGGACTCCAGCTTGTTGTAGACCGACTGGTTGGTAGTAAGAACACCAATTAGCGATGCAGACATCTCATGCTCACGCTCAGCGTTCACGGAACCCTGCATCCTGATCTTGGCCTTGCCGTGGGAGATTTTGTGGATGAGTGGGCCAAGCACCTTGGGGTCTTTGTCGCCAATCTCGTCGAGGCCGAGCATCAGGTTGTGCAAGCCAAGATAGCGGCCAGTCATGCCGTTGTCCGTAGCTTCAAACACGCTCAGGTCTTTGGGATGCCCGAACATGCTCATCCCTGCGTACATCGCTCCAGTCTTGGCACTGCCCGACTTGCCCAGAAGGCTGATAGCAACGCCGGAAGTGGAGGTGTAGCACATCAACGGGGAACCCAGACCGCAAAGCGAGGTGAAGGCGTGGAGCTCAAAACCCGGCTCGTTCAAATAATCTATTGACTCACGCCACCGCTCGTAGGTGCCCTTGGTCTTGAGGAACTTGGAGATGCCCTTGACAAAGGGTGACGATGGGGCGTCAACGGTCTCGCCCTTGTAGGTGATCTCTTGAGTGCCAATTACAAAGCTGCGCTTGTCCCAGTCGTCGTCAATGCGGTTGTGTGTCCAGCCCATCTGCATCCGCATCTGGTCGGCCTTGTCAGTTGTCTGCATATACTGACCCCACTTGACTACGTAGTTCATGAGGTTGAGTGTGTTGGACGTTGAGACAAGGACGCCGTTGGACGCCATGAGTGCTTTAAAAGTTTCTTGGGCATAAACCCCTTTCATTGGTAGCAGAAATTCTTTTGCGCCATCACGTGGCAACACCAAGCGCATCTGCAAGCACTCGCCATCATGTGGGCTGACCATGCGGCGTACTGGATAGAAGTCGTGGGGCAGAACAAGGATTGGGTCATCTTGGTGCTTGATGCCCTTCTTGTCAATCTTGGGTGCGGGGATGAAGTAGATACCTCCATTGATGCCCCGCACGAAGGGCATCATGAAGTCTGGGAAATCAGGAACTGTTTGGGTATCCGGTGCTTCCCGAACTGATTCCGCTTTATTTGGCGCGGGGGCTGGTCTGAACTCTTTGCCCAGCTGGATGGGGCTTGTGATCTTCCCTCTGTGGGAACAGCCTTGGCATCGGTCAGGATAGTTTGAGGCGAACCAATCACAGGTGCGCGGAGCAGGAAAGCGACTTGCTTTTTCTTCTGTATCAGCATGGGTATACCTTGGGTCTGGGTTAGACAATTCATGAATAGCGGTCGCACCGTCATCGCAGAACTTGGCGATGGACAGGCCAGCAAACCACAGTGGCTCTTCAAGGGACTCGGCGTTCATCAAGATGTACTTGATCTGCTCACATCCACCTTCATCGTCTATGCTCTTCTGTGCCAACACTTCAAATTTCTTGGCAAAGTTGTCGAGCTTCAGAATTGCTTTGGTGTCTTCATCCAGTCCTTTCGGTATTGCGGCAAGGATGTCCTCTGCCTCTTGTGTGTGTCCCTGTTTGGGAGCCTCGCCGCCAAGGAAAGCCTTGAACTCTTGCCAGCCATAGACAGCTATCTCATCACTGATAACCGATGTAGGCAGGGGTGGGTCTGTCTTGTAGTTGAACGTCTCAGGTGCGCGCATGATTCGTGCGGCATCTGCTGTGACTACGGGGTCAATGGCGATGTGAGCTTGGCACAGCGCCTTGAACTTCTCTGCGTAGGACTTCCACTCTGCCGCAGGAATGTCTTCATCCATCAGCCAGTAGGCGTGTATGCCTCCGCCTGAATCAACTAACACCGGCTCAGGTAAACCTGTCTGCATGACGAGGCTGATGACCCCAGCACGAGCGTCTTCTTTCGTTGCGTACTCTTTGCTCGGGCCTACGTCCAAATCAATGAAGAAGGAGCGTACAAACAAACAGTCATCAGCCTTTCGGCTATATCCATCAAATGTCCCCAGTGCAACAAACGTGTTTACCTTCTTGGCATTCAGTTTGTCGATTTCTGTATATACGTCATCGAGTGTCTCAGCAAAGCGGTTCGTAATTTTTTTGTTATTGTCAATACCACTGACACAATAGACACCCTGCGTAGGCAATGCTTTCTCGTAGAATTGTTTTAACATGTCTTGCCAGAGTTGAAAAGAGCGGCACTGGGCCGCTCGGTAAAAGGTGGGGGAGTATGCCACTCCCCCCGTCAAATCGCTCGTCCAATCATCTCCTCAATGTAGGTTTTGGCGGCGGCGGTAGTTCTTGCAGGGAGCATTCCCTTTGCGGTGTCACTCTCTACCAAGTCGGTAAAGGTTTCAACCTTCAGCAGATTCTTATGGCGAATAGGTTTGCCACGGAACCAGCTGAAGACCGTCATGCGGGTTACATCCAGTGCGACTGCAACGTACTTAGCGGGGAGGTTTGCCTTCACGCAAGCAAGGGCCAGCGCAGTGCCAGCCCGATGGGGGTTGGCCTTGTGCAACTCAATCAAGAAAGCTTCGCTGTATGTCCGTGACATCCCTATTCCTTACTTCTTAGACCACTTCTTCACCACGTCAGAGATGTCTTTCTCTTCAGCGGCTGCGGCTTTGGTGGACTCGCGTTTGACTGGCGGTGCTTCGTCTTCAGCTGGCTCAGCAATTTCATTGCGGTGGCTAGCCACTTCAGCTTGGCCAGAACTGTCCGACTGAAACACGTTCAGCTTGATGGCTTGCTCAGCGGCGGGGCTCTTGGCTTGCTGGGCAATGATGTGCAGGTCTTCATCAGACACTTTACCAGCGGGACTGAACACAACCTTGGGCGCAGTGGCCTTGGTGTCGAACGCCATGCGAGTGATCACACGCCCAGCGCTGACGTTGTGGGAAGCCAAGTGCTGGATGTATGGACGGAAGGGGAATCGACCGTTGTCTTCTTTACCGAAGCTGGAAGTAGCGGGCAACACCAACTGCATCACATCACCAGATGGGTCGTTAGGCAAGACCACCGCAGTGCGCCAAGACAGGCGGCAAGCAGTGCCAGTACCATTTTGGCCAGAGCCTTTGACGGACTTGGAACAGTCAGCGCACGACATGGCGCAAGGGTTCTTCACATCAGCGTCAGGCTTCTCCGAGTCGGTCGACCAGCACACAGGGCTGACCTTCTGGCCTTCTTGGAACGCGCCTTCGTAAAACATGCGCGAGGCTTTGTGTGCCATCTTCACGAAGATCACGTTCATGTGACGGTCTTCGATCGCACCGATTTCTTTACCGCCAGAATACTTGCGGAACACGCCACCCTTGATGGAGATGCGTTTGCTTTGACGGCCACCGCCACCGGCTACGGCCAGCGTGTCATCATCCAAACCCTCGATGGGAGTCATCACAGAGTTGCCAAACATAGTTGCGAGATCATTGCTCATTTGAGTTTCCTTGTTTACTGAACTAACTTAGTTGGAGGGTTTCCGCACGGAAATGCTGAACTCCCTCATCACATTCACACCGGGCGGCAGACCATCGTCTTTGTGCTCAGCTATGAATTCCTTAAAGTTGCCTTGATGAATACGCGCTTCAAACAAGTCAACTAAACCATTGTGCAGAACGAACTTGCGAAAGCTGTCCCCGTCACTGACTGTGAATCGCTCGGTCAACTTGCGAATCACTGTGCCGCTTTGGGTACGCATACTGCTAGCGTTGTTCTTGTTGCAGACATCAAGCATCTGACCTTCCAGCACCTTCATGTCGGCTACCAGCGAGTCGTTCTGTACTTTCCACTCTGCCTCTACTCTATCCTTCTCATTTCGTATTGTCAAGTATATCTTGACTAATTCCTCAAAATTCAAGTCCGTGTCATTGATTGTTTCAATCGTTTCTTCTTCGGTCATAGTCCCAGCTCCTGTTTGTATAAATCGACCAAGCTTTCGTGTGCATCAACCTTGCCTTGAAGCATTGCGTAAATCTTGCGTTCGGCTTCCGAGCCTTGCAGGTGTACGACTGTCATGCTGTTCTTCTGGCCCACGCGATCAATCCGCGCCACGCACTGCAAGTAGGTCTCGACGCTCATAACGGGCGACCAAAATACGACGGTGTCTGCGGCAGTCAATGTGACGCCATGAGATGCTGACTGTGGTTGAATGACAAGAACTCTTGGGTTCTCTTGAGTTTGAAATCTGTTGATGATTTCGGCGCGCTCCCGCGCAGGTACATCTCCGTTAATTACTTCATTGACGACTCCTTGTTGATTGAGGTGGTTTGAGACAAGCACGATGGTGTGACGGAACGGGACGAACACAATGACCTTGTGCGATGTCTCCTCAATCACTTCCATGAGTGCGTTAAGCCGTGGGGATACGTCAAACTCCACGACCTCTTTCGTGTCGGTGTACATCGCACCGCCAGAAATCTGTAACAGTTTGCTGAGCATCGCCGCCGCATTGACAGCAGAGATAGTCTCCCCTGCCGCTTCGATGAGCATCTGGTCTTTCAGCACCTTGTAGTATTTAGCCACCTGTGAAGTCAGCGGTACTTCGCGTGTCTGGTACACAAGATCAGGCAGGTCAAGACAGTCGGCCTTCTCAAATCGAATCGCGGGTTGAAGCGCGTCGAACACATCGTTCTTGGCGGTCTTCTTTGGAATCCATTTGAAGCGCGTGATCTGGTGCATGACTTTATCTTTCCATGCAGTCATGTACTTCGGTACACCAGCGGGGTTGACCAGCTTGGCCAGACCAAACGCATCCTCGGGTGACTGAGAAGCGGGGGTGCCCGTGAGCATCCATAGGCGGGTGTTCGGCGTAATCAGCTTGGCCAAGGTCTTCCAACGCTTTGTGGTGACAGTCTTGTAGGCATTGGCTTCGTCGATGACGATCAAATCAAAGTCTGCCTTGGCAATCTCATTCTGCACAGTGCCAACGCCATCAAAGTTGATGATGACGAACTCGTACTCCCCGTTGATAATCTTGACACGGCGCTTCGCATCGCCATGCGCAACGCCCACTGAGCGGTGCATCGCGGTCTTGAAGACATCAGCTTGCCACGCTGAGTACATGATTGAGAGAGGGCAGATCACCAGCACCCGTTTGATGAGGCCTTCTGTCATCAGGTAGTCTGCCGCCCAAATGACGGATGAGGTCTTGCCTGTGCCAGCTTCGTTAAAGCAGAAACATCTGTCTCGTAGAGCTAAGAACGATGCTGTAACTTTTTGGTGAGCGAACGGCTCGTACATGCCGGGCCATTCGTACTTGGTGAGCATTGGGTTAGGAGCATCTCCGTAGAGACGGACGAGACGTTGCATCTCTTCCACACCCCAATAGACAAGCACACTGGCGTGGTTCCCGTTGTCGTTAAGCACTTCGCATCTGTCGATGTGCCCTTGCAAAAACTGCAAGTCCTTTGACGGAACAACCATGTGGACTGCTGTGTCCTGAACAACTTTCATGACTATCCTTTACTGAGTTTTAACGTGGCCCCTTACGGGGGCTAGTCGGCTGAGCCTGTCGCGCCGGAAGGGAGACAAAAACGCCGCTCAACTGACAAGGTTATAAGGGCGCAACTGCAAGAAAAGCCCCCCACCACTCACTCGTGCCTAACAGTGATGAGCATCATGGAACTTATTTTTTCTTGCTTTCGCGTGTGCTGGTCTCAGAGACTAAAGCGCCGCTAGAGTTTCTCTTGAACGATCGGTTCTTCGATGCGCTTTCGACACGTACTCCATCGGTGTTGCTTCCACCTTTAGATAGAGCCTTGATGTGTGCAACATCTTTTCCTTTACGGTCAACGCCTTCGGCATCGAGCTTGCGCCGAGCACGTTGACGCTCCATTCGGTTGGGCAATTCGCCTCGTTCTTTTTGCTGTTCATATTCTTTTTTGTAGGGTCGGGGTTTAGTTACGTATGGCATCCTGTCGCTCCTTCATGTCTTTGATAGAGTTGATCATGATTCGGGTCTCGGTCAAGGCGGTCAGCGCCTCACCAATTGCGACATCATAGTCATGGTCAAGCATGGCGTCATGTGCTTTCTTCAGTGCGTTCTCAGCCATCATGCAGGGGTGTGCGTAGTCAATGATCATCGTCTTACCTTGTGGTGTGGGCAGGTTGTCACGGGACACCAGCCGCAGAGGGGGGTTGGGTTCGGGTTCCACACATCAGATTCATAGGAGACAGACATGCGCATCAGGTCGCCCTTGAAGGTTTCCCACAGCGCAGGTATCTCATCGCGGGTGTATTCCTCTGTCATGAAACTGTTGTTCACGATGAACAGAAGGCCAGCCTTGATTCTCTTGATTTCTGGGTGTTTGGCAAACGCCATGAGAGCCATCAGCTTAAGCTGTTTTGGTTCAGGGTACTTGTTGCTTCCGGTCTTGTAGTCTACGATGAAAGCGGTGTCGCCATCAATAATCATTAGGTCAACAATTCCGCGAACCCAGTACCCTTTGCCGTACTCGGCGGCGTTGCCATCCTTGTCCAGAGCCATTCTTTGCTCAGGGTATCGAGTTCCCGGTATCTCCATCAGGGAGTCCAGCACGGGCTGGAATTGCTGGTAGTTCTTGGCCAAGGGCTTACCCTCGCCTACGTAGTCTTCACAGGCCTTATGCACCTCGTTGCCGTATGTCATCTGGGGAGTCGGCTTGATGTGAAACCGCTTCAGAACCTTGATTTCTTGGTACTGCTTGGGGCAGTTGACGTACTGCTTAAAGGATGAAAAAGACCATGTGAAACTCATGAGATGTCTCCGTTGTACTGGGCGATGCGCATCTTCAGCCGAGCAACTCTTTGCTCGTTATAGCGCACCATATTAGCGGCGAACTCTGCGGCTGACTCAGACCTCAATAGCTCCAGCTGGGCTTGCTCTAGCTCATAAACGGCTGTTCTGAGGGGGGTCATTTTTTGCAACATACGTGCGAACAATTCTGTCATGGTTTTCCTCTTCTGTCCAGTTAAGTTTGACTTATTTTTAACATTCGCCGTAGCTCTGGGCGTACTTCGCTTCACATGCCACGGGCAACGTCTTGCACCAATCAGGGGGCTCGGACATGCGCTCGACGATAAATTCCATTGCGCTATCTATGTCGGCCTCGGGAACTACGACCACCGCCGCATCATGGACGGTCAGCACCACGCGATAGCGTTCATGCACCTTGAGCATCTGTTCGCCTACGACAATTCTGGCCAAGGCTTGCACCACGTTCTCAACTAGTGACCCACCCCACAGTGACACTGGCCCTTTGCGGGACTTGTACACGTACCGTGACTTCTCTTCTGAGGTGTCCAGCTTCAGTTCGGGGTAACGAATCTGTAACCCATTGGGCAGGGTGATGCCATCGGGGGAGACCTTCAAGCAGTTGTGTCGGCCATAGTAGTACGGCTTGATTGGTTGGCCCTTCTTGTCGATCGGCCAGTCAGCGAGGTCTTTGATCACCTTGTCACCATCGCGCCACAACTCGATAACCATGTCGTTGGCGCTGCGGTATGTATCAACATAACTCTTGGCCTCGTCTTCCGTGACCACAGCTCCCGGCGGCGTAGTCTTCAGCGTGTGCTGAAGTTTTAACGCTCCAGTTCCGTAACCGAGACCTAAGATGCAGGTCTTACCCACGAACCGTTCAACGGGGTTAGCTTTCGAGATGGGCTTGCCATATATCTTGGTTGCGAAAAGCGAATAGACATCCTCACCTTTGCGGAACTGCTCGATAACGTCATCCTGTCCTGCCAGCCAGACGAGGACACGCGCTTCAATCTGAGACGAGTCGCAGTTGATCGTGTAGAAATCATCGGGCGCAACAACGGCGTTCTTAAGAGCCTTCTTCTTTTTGTCTCGGCTAGGAAGATTCTGGAAGTTAACTTTGTCTGAGCCTGCCCAGCGGCCCGTGTGAGCTCCGTAGTATTTGAGAGGTATCGGTAGCCGCCCTTTGTTGCGCTTGCCGACATCAATGAATCGTTGGATACGGGACTCTTCAATCGTGGACTTAGTACCCAGTCGAACGGCGCATAGCTGCTGAATGAACTCGTCGTCATGTTCAGTGAGCGCCAGAAAGCCCTCATCGTTTTTAGCCAACGCATAGGTTTCCTTCCCAGTTGTTTTGCTTGTCTTCATCGGCGCTTTCACGCCATGCTCTTCTAGCAAAGTCGCAAACTGTTTGTTGCTTGCCAGCTTCTTGCGCACTGCTTCTTCGGTGTCGCACTTCATGCGCTCCATCAGGCCCTTGAGCAGGTCGCTCTTCTCCTGTTGGACTTCTTCCAGACGCTCTTGCAACAGCGCATCGTCAACGTGGAACACTGGCTCGGTAAACATCCGCAACGTCATGTCGATCAGCTTCTCCTCTGCATCGGGGAACTTGCTCGACAAAATACCGTACAGCGTAAACGTCAGGTCAACGTCATTCTTGCAATACTCGCCATAGCGTAAGAGTTCCTCATCTGAGAAGTCCGCTCGGCGCTTGCCCTCCGCCGCAATGACCTCTTCGCCTTTCTCGCCAATCTCATAGCGCATGGCCAAGGCTTTCAAGGAACCGCCAGCCTCTACACCATGAATCGCTCTCGCCATGCTCAGTGTGTCGAGCAAGAACGCGGGCTTGATGCCAAAGTGCCAGTTAAGAATACATCCATCGAACAGCGTGTTGTGACATAGAACCGCTGATCCCGCCCAGTCGTAGGCGTTGAGTTCGTCCAAGATATCCTTGTGCGAACCTGTGTGCCAGACGGTCTCGCCGTCGTCCACCTTCACAGCAACGCCTATGACTTCAAACCTCTTGTCACGCACGTACTCTTCCGTGGTTTGGTACTTGAAGCCCAGCTTGAGTTTGTTGTCGTAGAACGTCTCAAAGTCTAATGTGATAAGGCTCACTCGTCATCCCCTTCAATGCTGTCGTTTATCAGTTGTTGCTTCACCAACTCTAGGCATCCAATCACCGTAGACATGTACAGCGACTCATCGTACTTGTGGATGGCTTCAAGCAGGTCGTCTACCAGACCATCAGCGAGTTTTCCTTGGGACAAAATCATTTCTTTTTCTCCTTCGGCTCCGTCACCGGAACCTCTTGCGTCTTGAATACGTGGTAGTTGAAGCACACACGTCTTCGGATGATCGTGTTGTCTTTTGTTCTGGTGTCTTCCACCTCAGTTGGCGCGCCGCACAAGGGGCATTTCAAAAGCCGCCTCCCCACTTGCCGAGTTGACCGCCAATCCCCATCATGCCGCTCCCTTGCGCGGCGTTCTGCATCGCTCTGTTCTGCTGATCTAGTCTGTATTGCTTCTCCTTGAGCACCTGTTCATACGCCTGTTGCGTTGGGCCAACGGCCCCTATTGTGTTCGCGGTCAGCGTATTCTGTGGCTTCAGCGTTTCTTCAGGTTGTTTGTCCTCGCCAGCCAGCCGTGCAAGAACTCGCTCGTTGAACCTATCAATCCGTAGCTGACGATAGCCCTCGTCGAGCGCCTCAATGTCTTCCTTGGGTAAGCAGCTTCTTGCTTCATCAATGATGTTCCCCCAGCGGCTGTCGTAGCTGTTAAGGTCGGGGAAGAACTCATCGGGGTATTCCTTCATCCGCGCCAATAGGATTTCCGTTCCGGTTTGCATGGCTTAATCTCCAAAATTAAAAGAACTGGTATCAACCTAGCGTCCCACTGAAGCATGGGAGGCTAGGTTGCGGTTTACTTCAGGTTGGCTAATTTCTCGCTCAAGTTGCCAATCTCTCGGTCAAGATACCAACGGGCCTTCTCAAGATTCTCCAAGCGATCACCCTTGTGGTCTGCGCGTGTGACGTACTTGACCACGTTGCCCAAGTGATAGTTAAGACTCTTTGCCTCGATGAAGTCAATGGTCTCAATCCCGCCGACCTTGTAGTGCGCTGGATGATTCACGTTGTCTGCTGGGGGTGTCAGCTTGTCAGCTATTGATTCATTGGTTGTCATTACAGCCACAGTCTCGTAGATCGCTGGATTGACAATCTTCTCCTCGCGTGTCGCTCTCTGCATAGGAATCTTATGCGTCCATTTCCCATCACGTTGCTTGATCATCCTCAACTCTTTGCGGCCCTTGCTCAACAAGTTGTATGCGTAGGGCTTGGTCACGCCCAGTATCTTCATGATGTACTCGGCGCTCACATCGGCGTTACTAGCGAGTTGCTGTTTCACGTGGTCTAAGTTACTCATCTGCCTTCTCCTTCTTGGTACGGCGTTTCACTGATACGATTCCCGCCCCATGCGAGTCTCGTGCTTCTTGCATTTCGTCTGCAAGTTTGTACGCTCTGTTCGCTAAGTCGAATGTCTTGTCGCTCATCAACAATCCTATTAGCGCAAAGCCAGCGTGTAGGTCACGCAGGTTGCTTCGGTCTTCTTCATCCATAGTTCTTCTCCTTGAGTTTGGCTTCTTGCATATCCAACAGTACAAGCATAGGTATTTTCATGGTGTTACCGCCTTCATCTCCCAACCCATCCTGAAATAATTCCAGCGCATCTGTACAGCGGCCAGCTTGTACTTGCCAGAGGAGGTCTGGGACAAATCCGAGTAACCCTTGCCACGCATGATGGCTTCAAAAAGGTGTTGTGCTTGTGTCATTTGATGATCCTCAGAAACGCGCCGCATCGGGCGCACTTGTAGATCAGTTTGTCTGGAACTTCTTCCCAGCGATGTTTGCAAGGGGTGTCACTCATTTCATGTTCTCCAGTACAGCTTCCAGCACTTCAAAGTTGCCCTCGTTGATGACCAGCGCCCTGCCGCCAGCGGCCTCGATCTCAGCTAAGTTTTTCTTCTGCAACGCTGTCGTTGTGCCCTTACCAGCCTTGGCCTCGATCGCCAAGAACTCGCCGTTCAAACACACCAAGAAGTCGGGCACTCCAGCGTTGCCAAACCCTGTGCCCATCGGCATGGCGTAGTACGCGCCGTGTGCTTTGAGAATCTTCTTGATCTTGTCCTTGACTTTGCCCTCGGGCGTACTAGAGGATGTCATGCTGAGTCCTTTCAATCATCTCGTCCATCTCTGCCTTCTTACGCAGGTACGTGAGCATCACGTTCTCAAAGGCGTCTTGCCTCGTTGGGTCAACCTTGTAACCCTCTTGGCTAAAGTAGTTCACCACGTTCTCAAGGTGTTGCAAGTCCATGTGCTCAATGCTCATCAAGCGACCGTCTTGTGTGGCCCACCACTTGCGGGGGTCTGCCCCATCGTTGTCCTCAAACTCCTCGTCAGTTAACCATTTCTTAACCTGTCCCATATTGCGCTCCATGCTTCAGTGAGTTCAAAGTTTCTCTGTCCATGACTAAACAGAAGTATGAGTCCGACACGCGCCAGCCAACCGTATCAAGTTCAGGTGATTGGCTGTTCGTGTAGATGCTCAACTTGTCAACGTCATGGTCGTACTTGAAGTTCTGTGCGCTAGCAAGAATCATCGCTATCTTGCTTTTCAGCGCATCAGGTAGGGTGTCGTTGGTGAATCTTCGGATAGCGTTATCTCCAACGAACACCGTGTAGTTCTCATCAATTCTCAGCATTGGTACTCTGATCAAGTCCCAGTTCTTCGGGTGTACGACAGGGCTTAGATGTCCGAGCATGGGGTCGTCATCCAAAGGCAGTCGTAGTGTGTTGGACGCGTGTTGTAAGAGAATGTCATGTCAAGGTTTGCATCGTACTTGTCCTGCAATGGGAAGATGCCATGCTTGGCGTTGTCGTGCCTCTCGTATGCGACCTTCACCATCGTCATCAGCGGGATAAGTTCTGGGTAAGCCTCGATGTTGGGATACCGCTTGAACGGCTCCACAGTCTCGTAGGCGTACGTGTTAAGGCGCTCATCTTCTTGCACGATCTTGAACTTCCCAATGATGAGGTGATGCAACTCGTCCACGCCGATCAAGTAGTAAGGCTTGCGGAAAGCCCGATCTATTTCCTTGCGCTTCTCGACACGTATCCTATCAGCCTCGTTGTATTTGTCAAGTGTATTTTTACATTTATTTACGTTGATTGGCAAGCCATGACTCTCAGGGTTTTCACCAAAGTAGTGAACTAGTAGGGCGTGTACCTCATCAGCGGTTAACTCCGTACCCTTACGGCTTTCGCCTAGAGCATCTCTCATATATGAGATTGCAGTCTTGGTGACTGCGATCTTCTTGTTAGTCATCGCTTGCAAGTCAGGTACTACCTTGTGCTTGGACAGCGTAGCGATCAGTGAAGATAGCTTCACACTACGTAGTGTTTGCTTATCTTGCTCACTGTTGCCCCGCGCTTTGCTGTAGTAGGGTGAGCGATAGCAATACTCTGTCTTGCCCCCGTCAGCGGTCTCAGTCCAGACCTTAGCGATTGCCAAGCCGTGTTTGTTGCACAGCTGATACGCACCATTCAAGCTCGATCTGCGTAGAACTTTCAGGCCATGCTTAAATTCAAGTTCACGTACCAGTGGGAAGACATTTTCGGTTTTGAGTGATGCCAGTTCTTCTTCACTGCCAAATCCATCAAGGAAGTATCGTTGCATAGTCATATCATTTCTCCTTTAAGTTTCTCTTCTTCGTGCTCTTTTCTAATCCAATATCCCCATGTGGTCTCATCTTTATCTTCCATCGCTTCTTCAAACGCCCACTGCACATTACGCATCAGGTCTAGCATTTGATCGTGGCGTAACACTTGAAAATTCTCTTCATTCTTTGCGCTGCGACTGTTCTGCGCGGTCTCCCACACTTTTTCCCAACCCTTATTCCAATCAGTCATGTCGAACCATCCAAGATAGTCAAACACATCTTCGTTAAAGCCCACAAGGTAGAACCGCACCATGCCATTCTTGTGTGGGATACCGTGTTCTTTGCTCATCCAATCGCTCATATCATTTCTCCTTCTTCAAATTCGTTCTTGAGTTGTTTCAGCTTAACCTTGTAGCCAAGCTCCATGATTCGTCTAATAGTTGCTTCAGTGAGCGTGACTGTCCCTGCAATGCTGGCAAAGATTTTCGAGTCCCTGCAAGCGGGATAGAACTTCTTGTGCCCATATACCTCGCGCACTTCAACTGTGATTTTTATCTCAGGTACGCTGACTACTTCCCCACCATCGCGTGGGTCGTAACATGCGCACCCTCTTTCAAAACACGCCTTATCAACAATAAAATTAGAGTCCATAGCCGTACTGCTCCACTTGTTTGCCATCAATAATGACTTCAACACCCCAGTCGCCAGCTGGATACCGTTCACCGGCGGTATGTTCCACACGCTTGAACACTTCTTTGTGCGCTCGGTACAGCACCTTGTTGATGCCCCGCTTCATCTGCACAAAGAGTTCTTCTGGAGTCTCATCGCCACGTGATGTCCTAACATTCCCACTGTCTATGTAGCGGTTCAAGTCCCATTGCAGTTCGCCAACGCCAAGGTTCAACATGAACAACACTGCCGCATCCAACGGTGCTTCGTGCTTCACTCGCTCGGCAATAGGGCCATACTTCCTGTACGCATTGCCACTGTGTATCTCCTCAGTCTCAGGCATGTACTGGGTATGAATCTCAGCGGCCATACCGATGAACGTGGGCCAATCCATCGCCTTGAGCATCGTCTCGCTCGTGCGCAAGAAGTCTTTGTATGGAGCAGTCAGCGTCTTGCTTGCCTTGCGGTCAACTTGTCTCGTGAACACTTGATACTCTTGGGTTGGCATCATAGTGTTGCAGTCCATCCGCATCCCCTTCCAGATCGGGTGCATCTTCGTGCCGTTCTTATATACCATCCCACCCCGCCGTGAGTCGTTATAGAACCAGCCGTGAGACCACTGACTTAAAACGCCACGCTCTCCTTGGTGATACTCATCCTTGTTGAACTCAAACGTGTTGTCAGGACGCACCACGCCCACCACGTTTGGCTTGGTGTCATACTGCACGTACTTCATACCTGTTGACGTGTCCTCTGCATACTCACGTACATCAATGTTGCTACTCTTGTTTGCTTCGTACTCTTCCTTCGTGATTTTCTTGCTCGACCATCGCTGGCCGTACGCGATCTCAAAGACTTTCTCGCCATTCTCCTCACGTACGTAGAAGCAACGGTTACTCTGCTTTCGTCCACCGATAGGGAAGCGGGTCTTGTCCCCTCGGTAGTGGTTCGTCTCTTTCAAAGAGATCGCGTTCAGTCGATCGTAGTTAAGGGAAATCATTTTGGTTCCTTCTCCATTTCTTCCATGAGTTTCAGTATGGTTCGCCAATGGTCTCGGCTAACCCCGTGGGTCTTGTCGCTGTCCAACTCCATCAGCACCATCATGTAGGCTGACTGGCCGTGTTGTCTCAACATCGTTTGCGCTATGTGCTTCTGATAGTTCGCCGTGTTCACCGCATTGTTCAGCGAGATCGGTGTCTCCGGTAGTTCCTCGTACATCGTCTTCTCCTAGTTCATCAAGCCATGCAAGCACATCCCACCATATAGTGCGCATATCGTTGCTCACATACGTTTCCAGTTTCTCCAACGCATGTAGGTGCGCGAACGCACCATAATGGGCAATGAGTTCCTCCGCTATCTCTTTCGAGAAGCGGCTTCGTTCAGTCATCATTGTTGAAGATGACCTTCTTGCCGCTTGGCGGTTCAAAGCCTTTGGACTGAGTGATCATCCACAGGGTTGGGCTTGTGATGTTCCACTGCACATCGCTCTCGACGTAGCCATCTGTGAAGACGATCACACAGTCTGCTGTAATCTTCTCCTTGTTGATGTACTTGCTGACAGAGCCAACGTGCGTCCCACCCCCACCCAGAGGCTTTAATAATGCGCCGATGTTCTGGAAGTTGTCCTCAAACACTTGCTCACCATGCACCTCGGTGTCCCACCACAACACACGAACTTTGTCGGGTTGGGCGACCTCGCAAATAGATGCCAGTTCTGAAGCGAACTCAGTAAGCTCCTTAGTCCCGATAGACCCTGATGTGTCGATGGCCACAACAACCTCTCCAAGAGTCTCGTTGTCTACGCTTGGCAAGTAAATGTCATTGGCCATGTGACGCTTGTTCATTCGTCGCCATGTAAATTCATCCTTACCTTTAACACTGGACGAAACGAACTCACTGAGTGCCTCGTCCCATCTAACCTTTGGCTCCAGTAAGTCGGTAATTGCTCGGGGTAACTTTCCACCCATACGACCAGCCAGCATCCCTCCCTCGCGTAATGCCCTATCAATGGAGTCGTTAATATCCTTGAGTTCCTCGTGGGAAAGTTCGCCAATGTCTGTGAAGTCATGCTCGTCTTGCTTAGAGATGTCATAGGTCTTGCCGTTCACTTCGACCGTGTCCCAGTCGTCACCGTCCCCTTCACTTTGCTCCCCACCTTGGGGTGGTTCGTTACCTTGACCGCTTTGTGGCTTGGGCTTACCCTTACCCTTGTTGGGGTTAGGCTTGGCGTGTTGCTTGAGATAGTTGTAGACCTCACGCATCGACCAGTTGTGAAACATCGGGTCATACACACCACCCTCGGGCATGATAACGATCGGTTCGGATGAGCCAGACACTGTGCCTTTAATGTTCTGGATGATGTCATGCACAACAAAGTCTGCCGCAAGGTTTGCCATCTTGCTGTTCTCTTTGAACATGGCCTTGCCGAACGTCACGTGCTTGAGCGCCACGTGCAGGTTCTCGTGAAGTATCAGTCCACGTAGCTGTGACTCTGTATTCACGTGTTCCTCAAGAAACCAGCGAGAGTATTTCTTGTTGACACCATCGGTGTACGCCGTGAACTTGGCATCCACCACCTCGGTCTTGCCCATCAGCATCACACCTGAGTACAGTGCTGTCTCGGGGTGCTTCATCAGCGCAATGTGACCACGCTTGATGCGTGTCTCTTGTTTGTCTTTAGTCATTTGCATACTCCAGTCGTTAGCCATGTCATGAACAATGCGGGGGGGATTGAAAGACACACAATGATGTATGTACCCACAATCACCACTCCTACGCCTTTAATAATTTCTTTAATCATGTTGCTCATCAGAACAACTCGTGATTATTTTTGGCCCACTCAGCGATGCGCTGATTGTTTCTTGCCAGACGGATAGCCTTGGGGCTACGCATCATCATCGTAAAGAAGACGCCCTGTACCTCAGACGATGGAACACGCTCCACGAACGACATGAACTTAGTCAACTCGTCCTGCGTGGAGAGAACATCTACTGCCTGAAACATGATCATCAACTGCGCGCTGATGTCCTTGGGTACTTCCACGGTGTCCGGCGCTTTGATGATGTCCTTCACGTCCATGAGAGATTTCTCAAGCGAAAGGAAAGCCGCCATGTCTGCCGCAAATGACGCGCCCACAGTGCCAGCCAGTGCCACTCCCGTAGCATTCTCACCAATGATGTCGCGGTTCTTCACGATCACATCGCACTTCGCCAACGAGCGAGGCGACACGAAAGACATCGCCATGCTGTTGGGCTTGAAGATGTACGGGTTGTCGTTCTGATCGCCTGTCGTGTAGGACGCCAAGCAACGGGGGAACATCGCCACCGCCGCACGAATGACACGAGAGACACCATTCTCTGACGCCCAGTGCATCCACTCATCGGGAGTTGGCTTTGCCATACGCATGATGCACACACGGTTGCCAGCGTGAGCAAGCATCGAGTCGCCGACACCATCGGACGCATTGTTCGACGTTGCGAAAACTACCGTCCCACTTGGCAGTGGTTCGTCACCTACCATTCTCTCCAGCATCAGCCGAGTGAACACAACCTGTAACAACTTAGGGGACTTCATGAACTCGTCGAGCAAGATGACCTTGGGCTTGCCTGTCTCCAGAGCAAACAGCGAGGACACGTAATACTCAAGGGTCTTGCTTGCGTGGTTGGGAATAGTCATACCCACATCGCTCATGTCCTTGACTGGGCAGTCAACGTACACGTAGTCGTACTTGTCGCCTTCAATGCCTGTGCCATCCTTGGGACTGCGCCATGTGTCGCCGTTGTCTGCGGCGATCATCGCCAAGAGGGATGTCTTGCCACAGCCGGGCTCAGACTGGATGACGGGGGTGATCTCTGTGCCGATCAAGGGGATGACCTTGCGGAGTTCTTTGATGGACACGGTGTTGATGAATTGAACTTTAGCCATGATTGAAAATTTCCTTAACTGATGATGAACTGATTGGTACGTCTCGGCGGGTGCTTAGACGCATTTGAACGCACTGAACTTGGACAAGATACTGTCCACGTCCTCCTTCACTGCAACGCGCACTGCGTCACTGTCTCGAATGGACTCGGCATCCACGCCACTGAGTGCTTTCTCCAGTGATGCTCGTGCTTCCTCCAGCTCCGCGTTACCGCTGAGATTGAACCCCTTGAATGTCTCGCACATCTCCTTCGCTTTGATGATCGTTGTGTCGTAGATTTTCCGTTTCTTGATCTTGGTCTCGCCTGTGTTGGCATCCACCACGCCCGTCTCGTCGTAGCCACAGCAATGACTGATCGAGTTCATAACCTCCAAGAACCTTGATTGCTGCTCCATCATCACGTGAGACACTATTTCTTCAGCTTGCTGGCTGTACGTGGCCATCAAGTCATCAGCGATGTCTTGCGCGATGTTGCAACGAAAGTCGTTCATGGGAACCTCGGCCACGAAAAGTCGAACGCCGAACTTAGATGCCAGTTCTGCCTTAACTGGGTAGTCGTCGCGGTCGAACATATCCCCTTGCTTGAACGCCATGTCGGACACGATGCTGTCGTAGTCAGTCAGAAAGCCAACGACAAGATTACGGAACGCCGTTTCATGGTCGTGATACTCTTGCTTGAATCTAGGCATGTCGATCGAGGGCAGCAAGTCCTGTGTGTTGTTCCAGCGATAGGTGCGCCGCTTCACCCAGTTGTAGATGGTCTGGCGATAGTTAACGATGGCCTTGTGCTTGGGATGATCGGCCAAGAGATTCTTAACGTAGCGCCCAGCCGATGCCGATGCGTGTTTGGCCGTAGTGACCTCATTGCTGATGCCCCGATCTTGCTTGGTCGCTGACCATACATTGACATCCACGCTCACCAGAACCGCTGATGTTGCGAGACTGATAAGGTGAGTCGGTTTCTGTAATTCCATATTCATTTGCTCTCTCCAGTTGGTATTTCAAAATCCACGCTGACGTGGAACGCTAAGTAATGGGCTCGGTAAAAACCATCTCCCACTAGCTATAAGTATAACAGAACTTGACCTTTGAGTCAAGGGGTTTACTCGGGTTTTTTATGTGATCACTCCTCAACGATCTCTCTGCGGACGTGCAGCCAGTCGTATGCGTTGTTCCCGCCCTCGCTGCGCTCGACATCGTTATCGTCTTCACCGATGCGCACGAACACAAACCCAAGGCGATATGCGTCAGGCCCCGAGCGAGCAGCCGCCGTGTCGTCGTGACACCACTCCTCGGCTTGCGCTATGAGTTTCTCGTGCATGGCCACCTCGGGGAATGTGTCGTACCACTTAGTGCTCTCGGCTCTGAAGTCGATGCGGAACTTCTGGTCGTTCAACTCGCACTCTTCAAAGAGGCTCCCATCGTTGGGTGGGAAGCAGCCTGCTGTCTCTGGGTTGGCCTTCGCCTCTAAGATAAACAGGCGATAGTCCTCTTCCTTCCTAAACCGGATGGTGTACGCCACATCACTTCGATAGCCCATACTCGCCTCCACTACTCTCTGTTTGATCGCCATTGCGGTATCCTGCATTGACTTCATCAAGTTGTTTGTGTAACTCACCCCGATCTCCTCGGTTAAATTCTTCCTCGTCATGCCAATCCTGTTGTATGTTGAACTTCTGGATGTCGTTCGTACCGATCAGTCGCTTCTCGTGGTTGATCATGTCCCCCACTTTCTCCATGCCATGCACATCGACTACACCAAGAATGTCTTGGATGACTGAATTGTCCACCACGGTGTCGTGGGCCTGTAATCGAACCTGCTCTACGAACCTGCGCACAGCTATCCAATGTTCGCTTGTGATTTCGCTCATTGGCTTGCTCCTTCAAGAATCTCAGACATAGCGAAAGTCCTGACGGATGAGCTGTCGAACTCATCGCTCAGACGCGACCACACCGATGCGTTCCACTTCGCACTGCGTGAGTCCTTGAGATGAACCCATTTGCCTGTGCGTCGATCAACACAGTCATAGCCGTTGTCAACACGCACGATGTAACAGCCTTTGTAGACCACGGGGATGCCCACCTTGGGCAGTGTCTTTTGCTTTGCCATTTCAATACTCCTTTGCTTTTGATACCAGTTTTGCTAAATAGACCATCAGGTCTTCCTCGGTCTGATAGCCGCTCGGGTCGCCGCTATCGTCATGCACACTCACCGATGGCCCCATCACTTCATAAGGCCCATCAATGCTTGAATAGAACATCTTCCCGCAGATGACCGATACGTTGAATACCGCTCCACCCGCGCATGGGATTTCATACTTCGCGCTAAAGTGATAGCCGTACTTCTCCATCATGTTGCTTGTCGGCCCACTCGGTTTGTCCATCATCTCCATAGACATTCTGTGATACCCGCACTCGACGAGATACTCGGCAAAGGGCAGTTGTCGTTTGAGGAACACGTCCTCCATGTGGCTCATGTCGTCGTCCATCATTGAATATTTCCTTGTTAAAGTGATTTGCCCCTTCCGTCTGGGGACGGTACGCTTGGCGCATTCGGTATAAACGGGGTCGGTGTACTCCTCCGTTTCACCTAAGCCAATCTTTAACCACATCAATTGCTTGACGGGGTTCATATGACCTTGTCTTTGAACAGTTTGTCGTATTGCTTCCATGCCTCACACACGGAGCATCCTTCTTCGTAGTCGGGGCATCGCTCGCCCCAATAGAACACCACGGCCTCGTGGATTGCATTGTCCCCAGCATCGGTGTTGGGGTTGATCTGCAAGTCGTAGTTGTGACTCATACCTGTCTCTCCTTCAGTTGATAAATGTGTTGCAGCACGGCGATCCAGAACTTGCGCCCTGCCTCTTGACTGTCATACGCGAACGCATGGTCTGACGCTCGCTCCTCGGGTGTGTACTTGCTGTGTCCGTACATACTGAGCATCCGCTCGGCTATGTTTTTCGGGTCTTCGTTCATCGGTGCATCCCCCCTTTGTTGTTGATGCCCTTGAGGTCTTCGAGGTTCGTGCAGAGAAAGTAATTGCTCTTGTGCATGGGCACGATGGTGCGCACCACACGCTTGGCCTCGACCTCACCACACGGACAGCAGACCTTGTAGCCAAGCGCCCACCGTCCAGTGGGAAAGGAATCGCCACAGACCATGCACTCTGGGTTGTGAATGTTGTTGCTCACACTACATCTCCCGTTAGTGCTTCGTGCGTCTCAAGCACAACGTCCATGCCCTTGACCCAGTAGTCGGTGGGGTTCTCGTCATACCGCTCACCCTCGGTCATGATCCAGCAGTCGTACAGCGCCAAGCTTCTGTCCATGTAGACCTCGACGGGGGCGTGGCCCCCCATGAGAATGTAGACTTTCATTGTGTATCTCCTAGGTGTGTATTAGATGATGTTGTAGCCAGTGCAGAACTCGAAGAGCTCAACCTCGCTCATGGTGTCGGTGATGGTCAGGCCATCGTGCTCGTTGTCGATGTCACCGAACTCGTCGTAGTCGTAGCCACGGTCAAGGAACTCAAGGTTCTGTGTGTGATACGTGTCAGTGCGGTACTCCACCTGCAAATAGGTGTCCACCCCGCAATGGGTGTTTGGTTTGGGCAATGAACTTGCCCTCACATGGCGCAACGCTTTGCGCATGGGGCGTGGGAGTGCGGCGTGCCAGCTTGTGTCGTTGGCGGCAGCTTGGGGTGCGAATACAAAACCGAGTTTCATGTGATTACCTTCCGAGGGACTTCAAACTCCACGTCACCGTGGAGGGCTAAATAGTGCTGGTCAAAGAATGCTCCTCAACCAGACTCAAGTATAACACAACTTGACTTATAAGTCAAGGATGGTCTATGACTTTTTTATATGAGCCACTCGGGTCGTATGGCCGCACCTGCTTGAACAGGTCATCTCCGGTCAGGCCTCGGCGGTATCGCATACGCAGGGTGTCGTATGGGATTCCAAGGTATTGCGACCAGCCACGTAGGTTCTTGGTCAGGCCATCATGTGTGATGAGGTCAGAGGATTGTGAATTGACAGGTTTGAGTAGCATCTCATTGCTCCGCGGGTCGTTGAAGTGTTCAGTATATTCTAATTGTTCAGGTTGTTCAAGCGGTTTCTAAATTCTGTTCTGCTGTTCTAGGATTTGGACTTTGTTCTACTTTACCTTTGGAACAGGAAAAGGTTAAAAAGTGTAGGGGCTAGGTTCTCACTCTATCCCTACAAAGTAATTAAATATAAATAAATAAATAGAGTGTGTTCTGCTGTTCTACGATTTTTGAATATATACCCCCTGCCAGCGTGCTTTTTTCCGCATTAGCTGGGCGGCCCCCGCGCTCTGCAAAAAACGCGCAAAACCAGACCCTACCCCAAAAAACGTAGAACAGATAGAACAAACACGTAAGTGCTTGATTTATAAGGAGAAATCATGTTCTACGAAGTGGTCTTGTTCTACTGATTTTCGCCAACCCCCCCAGAACAAACCCCAAAACTGTCATTGGGTGAACTCAGAATCTATCTTTCACATCTCAGACTTCATTTCTGAGAACGGTAGGCGATGCAAACAGGGCAAAACACCGACTCCACGTGACCGTGGGACGCTAATTAACTCCCTTGTCCATGCCCAACGCGCTCACTCCGCGCACTCGCTCTAGATAACTGGCTTCAAATCCGAGGGGCGAAAAAAAGCCAGACCCGAAGGTCTGGCGTGAGTGGCTTAGAAGATTATTTGTTGTAGGTCGACCAGAAGGCCTTGACTGCTAACCGATACTTGGCGAGGTCGGCGGTGGTGTCGCCTCGGTCTTGTTTCACCTTGACCGACTTCTCTTGTGCCTCAAACTGTTTGGTCATCGACTGAGTGAAGTCGAGCGTCGATCTGGTCGAGGTCTTGCCTGAGTTAAGAATCTTCTTGGCTTCTCTTTTGAGGTCGCCAAGCTTGTTTGAGGCATAGGTGGAAAACTTCTCACGCACCGACTTGACCAGACCATGCAAGGCAGGGTTAGTATTCGCCAACTTGCCAAACTCTTGGCTTGAGTATGAGTAGGCATAGGCGACACCGACCTCGATCTTTTCGATCTTCTTGTTGTTGGCTTGTTCCTCAGTCGCCAAAACGTAATGGTCATTGATGACGGCAAACAACTTGGCGGGGTTGTTCTCGTTGTACCGCATTTGATAGCCAGAATACAACTCAGTCTTGACCTCAGAGGCGAGGTCATCGGGAAAACCCGTAAAGTTGTCGATTGCATACTGAGCCTGATCGACCAGAGAGTCGCCAGTCTTGGCTTGTTGATAACCGAAATCCCGCACCGATGAAAATGTAGTCATGATAGACCCTTAAAAAATTGACAATGTATCGGCCAGAGAATTCTTAACCGATGACTAACAGTAACCGAAACAAGCCTCTTAAGTAAAGTCTCACGGGGGGATGGGGCACTATTTAACTCGCTTGCCCAGCCGCGCTCACTTCACGCGCTCGCCTTAGATAACTGGTATCAAAATAGCGGGACGAAAAAAAGCCCCCAGACCTTGTGGGTCTGGGGGCTGAATGTTAGGCAGTGTTCCACTTCACCATGAACGCTACCTTCGCTTCATTGAAGCGCTTGCTGTCTGCTGAAGCATCACCACGCGCTGATGCGGACTTCAGTCTGTCAGGTGCTGTATCCTTGAACCATGCTTCAACGAATTCAGCGAAGTCCTTATTCGCTGTCCGTTCGCGTGTCTTATCCCTGTTCAAGATGTTCTTCGCGGCACGCTTCAAGTCTGACAGCCTATTGGAACAATAGGTAGAACACTTTTCACGCACAGCTTTGATCAAAGCATGAAGCGCAGGGTTCGTGTTCGCTAGCTTTCCGAATTCCTGCGAACTGTAGCTGTAAGCGTAAGCTACGCCCACTTCGATTTTCTCCACGTTCTTAGCTTCGATGTGTTCCTGCGATGCCAGCACATAATGATCATTGATCACAGCGTACATCTTCGCGGGTTGCAGTTCGTTGAACTTCATGCGATACCCTTCATACAGCGAATCTTTCGCTTCAGTGGGCACATCAGTGGGGAACCCTGTGATGTTGTCCAGCGCATACTGCGCCATTGTGATGGACTTTTCAAAATTACCAGCTTGCTGATAACCCAAATCCTTCAGTGAAGTGAAAACGGATGTGGATGCTTCCACGGGTGCTTTTGCTTTGCTCATGTTCATATCTCCATAAAATGAACGATTGAAAAATACCGACAAAGAGAATTCCCTGTCAGTGAATACACTATCGCACGACAGCGCCGTTAAGTAAAGTTCCACGTGGGGAGGGCACGCTATATAGCGCGCTTGTCACTCACACGCGCCCTGCGCCCGAGGATAGATAACTGGTGTCAAACCATCCCCGAAGGGATGGCCTGTGGTCAGCGCTTGAAGTAGTTGACGGATAGCTTGCAGTAGTCTGCATCGTCGAGCTTGGCGCAGAAGGTTGCCCTTATTACTTGCACGAGTTCGCGGTGACGCTTCTCGGCTTCGTATGTCAGTTGGCTGAATGGGCGGCGCTCCTTGAGCGCCTCCACCAATGCCTTGCGCACATGTGTGCGCCAGATGTTGGACTGTCCTGATGTCATGGTGTCTCCAGTAGGAGAGGGGCCGAAGCCCCTCTGTTGTTAGCGGTAGTACCGAACCGCGATGCGTTGACCGAACACGTTGGTCACTTGGCTGAACTGCTGAGCCGAGTGCTTGCGACTGTGCAACCACATCCACTCCAGCGCGCTGGACTTAGTCCATGCCTTATGCACTGTCGTGCCGTCGTCGAGCGTCACTGATGTGGTGAACAAACCGTGGGTACGAATCCACTTACGTACTGCTTGCATGACCATGTGGGTCTCCTAGTTCTGCCACACACCGTGTGTGTCAGTGAGATCACTATGGCATGAAGCGGGGGCATAAGTAAAGTTTGGCGGGGGGAAGCCTGCCCCCCACCCCCCTAAACCACAAATGGGTCCCCCCGCTTACCCCATACCCCCTAACACGCACAAACGACCCCACAATTTTCCAAATCTCCAACTCCCTGACCTTTCCGAGCTAAGTAATGCACGCCGAAACATAGCTCCTGATCTATACACAGAGACAAAAAAGTTACCGCACTTGATTTTTGTCCCCAAAGAAACTCATAGGGGGCCTCATGTTTACTCCCTGTACATGTTGGTTTCTTTCTACAGAAAGGCCCCCCGTCAACCAAACTCACCTAATGTCAAAAAAATTTTTACAAAAAATTTCCAAGAACTGATATAGTCACAGACAACAACGGAGCAACACTCTGCAAATGGACGAACTCGTGCCACACATCGAGGAAAACATTCCTCTGCCTCAAAGCGCTAAAGAAGCATTCCCTGACCTGTCCCCGTCAGAGGAATTGCAGATGCGCGCCAACGTAGTCAAGCTCATGTCAGACCTGACAGGCGAGATTCTTCAAGGCACCCAAGAAAACGTAGATCAGGCAAAGGCCATTGCCAGACAAATGGCCGCGGACCCTGCTCACCGCCCCGACTATTCCAAGTATCCGAACGAAACGCTTGCCTACCTAGCAGGTATGGTCGCGCAGATGAACGTGTCGGTCGTAGATGAGCTCTCCGACCTCAAGATGTACGTGGTCAACAAGCTAATTGAAGAGGTAGAGAACGCCCGAGATGCCAAAACTCGCGTGTCAGCTCTCAGTAAGCTAGGAGAAATTGATGGCGTCGACGCCTTCAAGAAGCGCACAGAGGTAACTCATAAGATTCTCACTATCGAAGAGGTAGAAAACGAGCTTTTGGCCACTTTGGGCAAGCTAGAGAACAAGGTAATCGACGTGGAAGCTAGGGAAATAGTGCGGAAAGAGGCGGATGCTCCCCAAACTGACGCCTGAGCAGCTATTTAAGCTGCGGACAGCCTTGCCGACCATGCCGGACAAGGAGAAAAGGCGCACTTTAGAGCTTCTGAAGGCCTATGACGCTCAGATCACACAGAGTCTGAGTAAGGAGAGCTTCCTTGACTTCATCCAACACGTCTACCCCGGATATAAAGTTGGACCTCACCACCTCAAACTCATTCAAATCTTTGAGGATATTGCTGCTGGCAAGAAAAAACGAGTCATTGTTAATATTGCTCCACGACATGGTAAGTCTGAGCTCATATCCTATCTTGCGCCCGCATGGTTCTTGGGTAAGTACCCTCAGAAGAAGATTATCATGGGGTCTCACACGGCGGATTTGGCTGTTAACTTTGGCCGTCGTGTGCGTAACCTCGTTGGATCGGACTCTTATAAAGAGGTATTTCCGCAGGTAGAGCTGCAATCTGACAGTAAGTCTGCTTCACGATGGGGGACTAACTTTAATGGGGAATACTTCGCTATTGGTGTGGGGGGTGCTCTTGCTGGGCGCGGGGCTGACCTATTTATTATTGACGATCCTCATTCGGAGCAAGAAGCAAAGACCGGTCGTCCTGATGTTTTTCTTCCTGCTTGGGAGTGGTTCCAGTCTGGGCCTCTTCAGCGTCTTATGCCGGGCGGTGCGATCATTGTTGTAATGACTCGCTGGTCCAAATTGGACCTGACAGGGCAGATCGTCCAGCAGATGGACCGCAACGATGAAGTTGACCCGTGGGAGGTAGTCGAGTTCCCAGCTATCAAGGATGACGGCACGGCTTTGTGGCCAGAGTTCTGGGATGTTGAGGAGTTGTTGGCTAAGAAGGCCGCACTGGACATCCGGTATTGGAATGCCCAATACATGCAGAACCCCGTGTCAGAAGAGGGTGCGCTGATCAAGCGGGAATGGTGGAAGATATGGGACAAAGAGAATCCTCCCACATGTGAGTTCATCATCATGTCCCTCGACGCGGCGCAGGAGGCCAACAACAGGGCTGACTACAACGCACTGACCACTTGGGGCGTGTTTTTCAACGAAGAGACGAACAACTTTGCCATTATTTTGTTGAATGCGATCAAAAAGCGGCTGGAATACCCCGAGTTGAAGAAGCTGGTGCTCGAAGAGTACAAGGAGTGGCAACCTGACGCGTTTATGGTTGAGAAGAAGTCCAACGGATCGGCTCTTTACCAAGAATTCAGGCGTATGGGTGTGCCTGTCGGGGAGTTCACCCCCGGCAAGGGGCAGGACAAGATTGCTCGGGTGAATGCGATATCGGACTTGTTTGCTTCAGGGATTGTGTTTGCCCCAGACCGCAGATGGGCCAAAGAGGTGATCGAAGAGTGCAACGATTTCCCCGCTGGTATCAACGATGACTTGGTGGACTCGACTACCCTCGCACTGTTAAGATTCAGGCAAGGTGGGTTTCTACGGCTCCCGACTGATGAGCCGGAGGATAACTTCTTGCGCACGCGCAAAAAAGCAGCGTACTACTAAGGACACGACATGGCTATAGAAAAAGCGTTATATCAAGCCCCTCAAGGCATCGAGCAGATTTCTGAGGAAGAAGAGCCGATCGAGATCATGATTGAAGACCCCGAGGCGTTGAGTATCTCAGGTCCCGGCTTTGAGCTTAGTATGGTCCAAGAAGAGGAAGACGACACGTTCAACGAGAACCTTGCCGAGACAATGGAAGAGAGCGAGCTGCTCAAACTGTCTGGTGAGTTAATTGGCGAGTATGAGGCTGACGTTGCCAGTCGCAAAGAGTGGATTCAGACATATGTCGACGGCCTTGAGCTACTCGGCATGAAGATGGAAGACAGGACTGAGCCTTGGGATGGCGCGTGTGGTGTGTATCACCCTATCTTGGCCGAAGCAGTCGTGAAGTTCCAAGCCGAGACCATGATGGAGACCTTCCCCGCAGCGGGTCCCGTCAAGACACAGATCATCGGCAGAGAAACCCCTGAGATCAAGAAAGCAGCTGAGCGTGTCCGTGATGACATGAATTATCAGCTGACGGAAGTGATGGTCGAGTACCGTCCCGAGCACGAGCGCATGTTGTGGGGCTTGGGCCTTGCTGGTAATGCGTTCAAGAAAGTGTACGTGGATGTCAAGCTAAACCGCCAGACATCTATCTACGTGCCTGCGGAGGATGTCGTTGTGCCCTACGGTGCTTCGAGTCTGGAGTCGGCAGAGCGCGTGACTCACGTGATGCGCAAGTCGGCCAACGAGGTGCGTCGGCTACAGCATGATGGGTTCTACCGTGACATTGAGCTGGGCGACCCATCGAGCGTTTTGGATGAGATCGAGAAGAAGATTGCTGAGAAGCTGGGCTTCCGTGCGACTCAAGACGATCGGTTCCGCCTGCTTGAGATGCAGGTTGAGCTCGACCTAGCAGGTGACGAGCACACGGACGAGAAGGGTGAGCCAACGGGGATTGCGCGTCCGTACATCGTGACGATCGAGAAGGGCACCGGCTCAGTACTGGCCATCCGCCGCAACTGGAGACCAGAAGATGATTCGGCCCAAAAACGAAACCACTTCGTCCACTACCCCTACATCCCCGGCTTCGGCTTCTACGCGTTTGGACTCATCCACCTTATTGGGGCTTTTGCTAAGTCCGGGACTAGTATTCTTCGGCAGCTTGTGGATGCTGGCACTCTTAGTAACTTGCCCGGCGGGTTTAAAACTAGAGGACTGCGGACCAAAGGCGACGACACGCCAATCTCCCCCGGTGAGTTCCGAGATGTCGATGTCCCAAGCGGAACAATGCGCGACAACATCATGCCGCTGCCCTATAAGGAACCTTCGCAGGTTCTAGCAGCGCTGCTCAACCAGATCATTGACGAAGGCCGCAAGTTCGCAGGTTCGATGGACTTGCAGACTTCTGACATGAGCGCCAATGCGCCCGTGGGCACGACTCTGGCCATCCTTGAGCGCAGCTTGAAGACCATGTCGGCGGTGCAGGCCCGCATCCACTATGCGATGCGTCAAGAGTTCAAGCTCTTGAAAGAGATCATCCGTGACTACGCTCCGAAAGAGTACAGCTACGAGCCAGAAGAAGGCGATCGTACAGCCCGTCAGTCTGACTACGACTTGGTCGATGTTATGCCCGTGTCGGACCCCAATGCGGCAACGATGGCTCAGAAAGTTGTTCAGTATCAAGCGGCTCTACAGTTAGCACAGACCGCTCCTCAGTTGTACGACTTGCCTGTATTGCACCGTCAGATGCTTGAGGTGTTGGGCATCAAGAACTACCAGAAGCTGGTCCCAGTTGAAGACGACATGAAGCCACGTGACCCAGTCACGGAGAACATGAACATGCTCAAGGGCAAGCCAGTCAAGGCGTTCTTGTATCAAGACCATCAGGCGCACATTACTGTCCACATGGCAATGGCGCAAGACCCGAAGGTACAGGAGTTGCTTGGCCAGAACCCGCAGATGATGCAGAAACTCATGGCTGTCGGTTCAGCACACATCGCAGAGCATTTGGGCATGGAGATGCGCAAGCAGATGGAGCAGCAGATGGGCCAGACACTGCCAGCCTATGAGGAAGATGAAGACGAGCAGATGATGTCTCCAGAGATGGAGGTTCGCGTCTCTCAAATGGCAGCGCAGGCGGCACAGCAGTTGTTGCAAAAGCATCAGCAAGAAGCCCAACAGCAGAAGAACCAGCAGATGCAGCAGGACCCACTGATTCAGTTGCAGCAGCAAGAGCTCCAGCTCAAGGGCCAAGATTTGCAACGCAAGACGCAGAAAGATCGGATGGACCAACAGGCCAAGATGGCTCAGTTGCAAGTCGAGCGCGAGCGTATCGAGGCACAGCAAGAAGCCAAGGGCGCAGAGCTTGCTATCCGGGCCAGCTCCGAACGTGCTCAGCGTGAAGCGCAGCAAGAACAGCAAGGGTTCACTTCAGCAGCAGACATGTACAGGCACCGCACTCAGCTTGAGCATCAGTCTGAGTTAGAGCGGCTGCGGCAGGCGCAAGCCCAAAGACAGACCAATCGGCCTGCAAAAAAGAAAGGTGAATGATGTACGAAGTACATAAGGTAACCGAACTTCTATTGAAGGAAATTGACGGCAACGTTCGACGACTTGAAGAAGGTCTGGGGGAGAAATCCGCTAAGAGCTACGAAGAGTACGTCGAACGATGTGGGGTTATTACAGGTCTACTCACAGCCCGCCGTTACATCACAGACCTGACAAAAAACTTGGAGTCACATGACGATTGATCTATCCCAAGCAGTGGACTTGTCTTCTGTCTTGCATAAGAAACCGGAAGAGAAGGCAACCCAGCTGCCAAAGCCCTCGGGCTACAAAATTTTGTGCGCTATCCCCCCACAGGAGAAAGAGTACGAAAGCGGGATCATTAAAGCAGACGAGACCATTCGCCACGACGAGATGCTCACTACGGTGTTGTTCGTTGTTGAGCTCGGTCCAGATTGCTACATTGACAAGGCCAAGTTTCCCACGGGACCTTGGTGCAAAAAAGGCGACTTCATTTTGATTCGTCCAAACGCAGGTTCACGGTTGGTTATCCACGGGCAGGAATTCCGCATCATCAACGACGACAACGTCGAAGGTACTGTTGAAGACCCTCGCGGCATCAAACGCAAATAAGGAGGCCATATGGCTAGATTTGGTGACGACTTTAAGTTCCCAGATGAGATTGACAGCAAGAAGGACGATGACAAGTCCAACGAGTTGGAGATCACCATCGAGGATGATGATGCAGATGTAAAAGTGAAAGTTGTTGACGACACTCCTATGGAGGATCGCAACCTTGAGCCTCTGCCAGAAGAGATTGCTTCTACGCTTGAAACAGCGGATGAGTCTCATGAGTACGGCAAGAAGGTGCGCGAGAAATTCTCGCAGTACAAGAAGGCTTGGCACGACGAGCGTCGTGAAAAAGAAGCGGCCTTGCGCGAACAACAAGAAGCCTTGACTGTAGCCCAACGTATCTTGGACGAGAACAAACGTCTGAAGACTATGTTGCAGACAGGCGAGAAAGAGCTTATCTCCAACTACCAAGCAAGCGCGGAGATGGAAGTTGACAAAGCCGAACGCAGCTACAAGGAAGCGTACGACTCTGGTGACTCAGATAAGCTTTTAGAAGCTCAAAAAGAGCTTATGCGGGCTGAAATGAAGCTGGATAAGGCTAAAAATTTCAGACCTACTGTACAAACCGAAGAAAATAATGTACAAACTGCTACACAACGTCCGCCGCAAGAGCAGCAGATGGACCCGAAGGTAGCGAACTGGGTGTCCAAAAACCCTTGGTTTGTTGACCGTGGCAAAGTGTCCATGCGTAAGTACGCTGAAGGCGTACATGAAGAACTTGCGGAGCGGTACGGCAAAGCATTCATCGGTACTGACAAATATTTTGAAAGTATCGACAAAGAAGTCCAGCGACGATTTCCAGAGGAATTCTCGATGGCAAAAACGGACGGCGATGAGAGACCTCAACGCACCCGTCAGAACTCGGTGGTCGCGCCAGCGAAGAGAAGTACCGCCCCTAAACAGGTCGTACTGACCAAATCGCAAGTCGCCTTAGCGAAGAAACTCGGACTAACCAACGAGCAATATGCTCGTGAAATGACAAAGATGGAGGCCTAAATGGCACAAAATAGACTACAACGTGAGATGGAAAGCAGGACTACGCAGGAACGCCCTAAGCAGTGGCAGCAAGCGGAACTCTTGCCTGAGCCCGATAAGGAGCCCGGTTACGTGTACAGATGGGTACGGACTGCTACTTTGAATACCGCGGACCCCCGCAATCTTTCAGGCAAACTGCGTGAAGGTTGGGAGCCCGTACAGGTGGAAGAGCAGCCAAAATTTAAACTGCTAATTGATCCCAATAGCCGTTTCAGCGGCAACATTGAGATCGGTGGGTTGTTGCTTTGTAAGTGTCCGACTGAGTTGATGGAACAGCGTAACGAGTATTTTGCTCGCCAAGCCCGCTCTCAAGAGGAAGCTGTGAACAATAACCTGATGCGTCAGAGCGACCCGAGGATGCCAATCTTCAATGAGCGGAAATCTTCGACGAGCTTTGGAAAAGGTTCTTAAATTTTTCAAGGAGTCCTTAAATGGCTTACCCTCAAGTCTCAGCGCCTTACGGCCTGAAGCCGGTCAATCTGATCGGCGGGCAAGTTTTCGCGGGTTCTACTCGCAGCTTGCCAATCCAATACGGCTACGGCACGAACATCTTCTACGGTGATTTCGTGAAGTTGGTGCGCGGTTCCATTACCCGTGCGGCTGTATCAACCGGCACTACAAACAACCAAGTGACCGGTATTTTCTTGGGCTGTTCTTTCACCAACCCAGTTACCAAGCAGAAGCAATTTCAGCAGTTCTGGCCTGCGTCTACGCTGGCTGGCGATGCTGAAGCTATTGTGTGTGATGATCCTGACACCGTCTTCAAGGCTGTTGTCTGCTCGGCTACAACCGTTGTGGCTTCTGGCGCTTTGTCCTTGGTTGGTACCAACCTGTCGATGGTTGATAACGCTTCCGTGGCTTCTAGCCTGAGCACCGGCAACTCCGCAAACGCTGTTTTGGCCCCTACAGCCACTCCCGTCACTTCGATCCTGCCGGTTCGTTGCGTTGGTGTTGTGACTGATACCGCAATTAGCGTGTCTGCTACTGGCAGCTCCAGCACCACTACCATCACCTTGACTGGTGCGGGCCTGCCTTCTTCGATTCCTGTTGGTACGAGCGTGGCTTACGTTGCCGCCAACGGTCAGTTGATCAATACGGGCTCGTTTGTGACCGCCGCTGCTTCCGCAGGTGCCACTTCGGTGACCATCAGCGCACAGCCATCCGTGCTGGGCGCAGGTGCCGACATCCCAGCAGCTTCGACGATTGTGTTCACACAGTATCCAGAAATTCTGGTTAAAGTGAACCTGTTCGTGCATGGTTACTACAGCTCAACCGCCGTCTAAGGAGTAACTTACTATGGCCATTTCACGCGCACAACTGCTCAAAGAGCTGCTCCCCGGTCTGAACGCTTTGTTTGGTTTGGAGTATTCTCGCTACGGCGAAGAGCACAAGGAAATCTACGAAACCGAAACTTCGGAGCGTAGCTTTGAAGAAGAGACCAAGCTGTCTGGCTTCTCCGCAGCACCTGTTAAGAACGAAGGCTCCGCCATCGCTTATGACAATGCTCAGGAAGCATGGACTGCTCGCTACAACCACGAAACCATTGCCTTGGGTTTTTCGCTGACCGAAGAGGCCATCGAAGACAACTTGTACGACAGCTTGTCTGCTCGTTACACCAAGGGTCTGGCTCGTGCTATGTCGTACACCAAGCAGGTCAAAGCCGCTTCTGTTCTGAACAACGGTTTCTCCGCTGCTTATGTTGGCGGCGATGGCGTTGCTTTGTTCAGCACTGCTCACCCGCTGGTTAACGGCGATCGCAACAGCAACACCCCATCTACTCAGGCTGACCTGAACGAGACTTCTTTGGAAGCCGCCGTTATCCAGATCGCTGCTTGGACTGATGAGCGTGGCTTGCTGATCGCTGCTAAGCCCAAGAAGCTGGTCGTACCCCCAGCGTTGCAATTCGTTGCTACTCGTCTGTTGGAAACCGAACTCCGCGTCGGCACCAACAACAACGATATCAACGCGATCAAGAGCAATGGTTCTGTTAGCGAAGGCTACTGCATCAACCACTTCTTGACCGACAACAACGCTTGGTTCTTGACTACCGACGTGCCTAACGGTATGAAGCACTTCGTGCGTACTCCGCTGTCTAACAGCATGGACGGCGACTTCGACACCGGTAACGTGCGTTACAAGTCTCGTGAGCGTTACAGCTTCGGCTGGTCTGACCCTCTGGGTATATTCGGTTCTTCCGGTTCTTTCTGATCCGGTTGAGATAGAAAAAGGGGCCTTGTGCCCCTTTTTCTTTTGGTGTATATTGCTTTCATCTGGGTGATCCGCCTTACCGCCACTGCCCCAGCAGACGATGCAACGATTGGTAAGGTATCTTTTGCATAAGGAGTTCCAATATGGGACGCGCAACTTTTGAAGGTCCAGTTATTGCTGGCGACAACCGTTTTGGCCCCCTGCGTAACATCGGTTACGCTATGCTGGCTCAGCACGTTGACATCAACTTGGCTACCACAACTGCCAATACCGCCGCTTACAGTGGCGGCTCTGGTGTTTTTGTGAACGGCAACGGCATCCCAAACACCGCAGCGACTGTTTACACGCCCGGCACAACAACTTACGCGCCCGTAACAATCCCAGCAGATAACGCTACCAACGTGTATCGTGGTGTGGTTGCTTATTTGCCAACCGGGTGCGATCTTGACGGCGTGAACGTGGATTGCCAAACTGTTGTGGCTGTTGCCGGTGGCACCGCTGCTTTGACCTCCGCAACTGTGTATGTCTCCAACAACTACACCGCAGCCGCTGGTACGCCTACGTATTTCTCTACTGGCGCTATCAGCGCAGTGGGTCGTCAAGCACTGTCTACGTTCACCGCAACGCAGATCACCAACCAGTCAAGCACATCCACTGACATCATCCAGCCTAACGGCCAGCCAAACCTGTCGCAAGTTGTCATTACTTTGGCCATCGTCGGTACCGATTTGAACACACGCACTTCTTTGACCGGCGCGTTCTCGTTCTTTGTTCGCTACATCCAAAGGGACGGCAACATCGGTACTACGACTGCTTACCCGTTCGGCAACTTCGACTGATCAAGCTGATCAATGGCGGGGGCTTCGGCCCCCTTCTTGTAATTTAAGGAGCTGTCATGTCTGGATGGACCGTAGTAGACGCGAACACGAACAAATCGCAGCCCATCACGGGCACCAATTCCTCTGGAGCCGTGGCTCCTTACTTTAACCCCGCACCTAACGCACAAGACCCCGTCGGTAAGATGCGTGTGTCGGAAGCGCAAGCGCTGATTGACACCGACTTTGAGTACGGCCAACAGCCTACCAAGTGGGAATCCATTTCGCTGCAAAACAGCCGCCAAAGCGCGTACTACATTCCACAGCAGTCGCTGGTAATTTCAGCCATCACTGGCGCTGGAACCACAACTGTCACCATCACCGGCACGTTTGTTATCCCCGCCAACACGCTGATTTACATCCAGAATGCAACGGACGCTAACGCAAACGGCTGGTG